TGCTGCAGGCGCAGCGCGAGCTTGGTGCCGGCCGCGTCAAGGCCGCCGAACGCGGCGGCGGCGGCGTCGGAGGGCGGCGGGAGGCCGAGGGCGGCGATCAGGAAATGGCTGGTCGCGGCGGTCGCCGCGTCAAGCCAGCCGGAAACCGCCTGCACCGGCCCGACGACTTTCTGCGCGCCGGCGATAATGTCGGCGATCAGATCATCCCACGCGCCTTGCGTGCTAAGCGCGAATTTGGCGACGGCGGCGCCGAGGTCGACCGCGGTCGTCGCGACGACGTTGATTGCGGTCTGCAAGCCCGACGGGTCGAGGCTTTCGATCAGCCGCGTCAAGCCGCGCACCGCCTCGTCGACCGCCGGCCCGATCAGCGTGTAGATGCGTTCCGACAGGCCGGTCCACGCGGCGCCGAGCGTGTGCATGTCCTCGGCCGAGCGCGCAAGCGCGTTGGCGAAGTCGTCGGACATGACGGAGCCGGTTTCCGCCAGCGTCTCGCGAATGTCGTCGAGGCCTTGCTTGCCGCGGTCGAGCAGCGGCAGCAGTTCGACGAAGCCGCGGCCGAGCGCCTGGACGGCCGCCGTCTTGGTCGCGCCGTCAGCGAAGCGCGAAACCGCCTGCGCCAGGAGCTCGATTTGCTGCGTGATCGACGCCGACGCCATCTGCTGCGCGCTGAGGCCGAGGACTTTGAGCGCGGCGGCGACGCGCCCGCTGCCAGTCTCGGCCTGCGCCAATTGCGGTTGCAATCCCTCAAGCGCGCGTTGGACGAGGTCGAACGACGTCCCGGTCAGCGCCGCGATGCCTTGCAATTCAGACGCGGCGTGCGCCGAAATCCCGAGCTTGGCCGCCGTGCGTTCGGTTTCTTCGCCGAGTTCGGCCGTCGAGGTGATCCAGTCCTTGATCGCGTCGACGGTGAACGCGACGCCGATAATCTCGGCGATCTTGGTGAACGCGTCGCCGATGCCTTCAGCCTGCGCCTGCGCGCTCGAGGCGAAAGAGGCGAGCTGCCCTTTGGCTTCGTCGACCGACGAGTTGAGGTCGTCGAGCGTCGCGCCGAAGCGGATGAGGACGTCGTCGTCGGCCATCGTTCGTCCTACCTCGTGATCATCCGGTTCTGCCCGGCGTCATTGATGGCGGCGATCAGTACGTCGATTTCGCTTTCGCTCGTCGCCAGGCGTTCTTTCGCCCACTTGTTCTTGCGCGCCGGCCTGCCGTCGTCGTCCGTCTCGCCAGGCGCTTCGTAACGAAGCTGCATGGCCTTGAGCCAATGCGTCGGCGGCGATCGCCGCCACGCCTTGCGGATGCGCTTTACGTCCTCAAAGCGCATCCGCCGCGCGCGCTCGCTGTCGATCCCGCAGGCGGCGAAGTCGGCGAGGATCAGGTCGAGGTCTAGGCCGCGGCGCGCCGCGCGGCCCTGACTTTTCCCTCCGCGGCCGCCGGCGCTTCTTTGACGAGGCCGTTGGCGACGAGCACCGCGTTGATCGCGTCGCGCATCTGCAACGGCGCCGCCGGGATCTTGCGCATGTCGCCGATCGGCGGCTCTGCCTCGCTCGCCATGACGGCGAGCAGGTCGATCGAGGCGGCGAGGGCGGCGCGCATCGCCGGGCCTTTTTCGGCGCCCTCGGCCTTGGCGGCGGCGCTGCTGGCGGCTTCGAACCGCGGCAGCGCCTCCATCAATTCCTCGAACTGGCCGAGGGTCAGCGGCGGGACGGAATAGTCCTGATCGCCGAGAACAATCGTCGTCGACCGCATTATGAAACCTCCGGATAGTACTTGCCCATCACCTTGCCGGCGCTGTTCTGCATCAAGGCGAACTCGAACGTCGGCAGGCCGAAGTCCTCGAGCTTGTAGTCCCACGACACGCTGTCGGCAATGCAGGCGTAGCAGCGATAAATCAGCGTCTTCGGCGTCGGCTGATTGACGGTCGTGTAGTAGTCGAGCTGGAAGGTCGGCGCCGTACCGATCAACTGATTGGCGATCGGCAGGTTCTGCACCGTCGTCACCGCCGTCGTCGACGAATAAGTGATCAGCACCGCCGCGCCGGTGTCGCTGCTGTAGAAGGTGTAAACGCCGGCGCTGACCGAATACTGGCCGACCGCCGACGGCGTCGCGACCTTTTGGAACGGCAGAAGCGTGGTGGCGTAATAGACGCCGAGGTCGACGTCGAAGGTCGCCGAATTGGTGACCGTGACCTGGAAGGGCGTCCCCGGGATCGTGTGCGCTTCGTTGATGTTCCAAATGATGCCGCCGGTTGAGAAGGTCTGGCCGATGAACATCGAGTTGAGCGCGATGCCGGTGTCTTCCGCGGCGACCAGTTTGCCGGTCGCCTTGACCGTGCCGCGCGCCACGACGAGAGGGAACTGATTTTGCCCGTAAAGCTCTTTCGTCGTGCCTTTGAACGACAGCGAAAGGGAATTGGCGTAGCCGACGTTGACGGGCGTCGAGGGCGTGACGTCGGTGCGAGTGACGATGGCGATGCCAGGGCCGAAGGCGGCGACTGCCATGATGTTTCTCCATTTGCTAGGCGTTAATCGGCGGCCCGGCCGCCAAGGCGTCAGGAAGCCCCAGGAATGGCCCCTGCGATTTCAGGTAGGATGACAGCGGCGACACGCTGAACCGGCGTAGTCGATCGCCGCCGCCAAGATTTGAGGCGGTCTAGGGGACCAGGATCGAGACGGGGACGGCGGCGAAGCATTGGCCGTCCGGGTTCATGTCGCCGGAAACTTTCGCCGTGTGGCCGTCGATCCAGCAGCGGGCGACCAGGCCGCCGAGCGTGAAGGCGCGCGTCGACGGGTTGTCGTAAACGAAAGCGCCTTCGACCGCGTCGATCAGATTGTTGATGACGGTCGCGCCGGCGATCGTGCCGTCAGGCACGCCGGGCGTCGCGCCGGCGGGGATCTTGGCCCAGATCAGCAGCACTGCGCGCCAGGTGCGCTTGGTCAGGACGGGCGAGCGCTCGGGATGCTCCGTCGTCTCGTCGTCTTCCACCATGTAGAGCGCCGGCTGCGCGTCGGGGATGGCGACCTGCTGCGTCGCGCCTTGCGCCGGGTCGAATTTGACGAAGCGCGACGCGGTCTGAAACGGGCCGGTCGGCGAGGTCGCGACGGCGGCGACGACGGCGTTGAACAGCGCCGTCATGACAGCTTCGCGCGTCGCCATGCGTTCGCCCTCTCAGCCCTTGTCCGCCCGCCTGGCGGCGGCGCTCAGGCGCGTGTCGATCTCATCGCGCATCGCGTCGAGCGCGCTTCCCATGTAGCGGAAGGCCGGGATCGGGATCTTGTGCGGCCGCGTGAAATGCGTGAAGACCCAGCCGTTCTCGCCCTGCCACGCCTGGAACTTGCTTGAGCCGGGATGATTGATGACGCCGCCGAGCTCGAGGATGCGGGCGTAGGCGACGGTCCCATTCGACCTGACCTCGCCGTAGAGGCTCGTCGTCGTTTCGACCAGCTCCCCTTTCATGCTGTCGAACGAGTCGAACAGCTTGCCTGTCCGCTTTTGCAAGATCGCGCCTGACAGGTTGGCGAGCACGGCGGCGACGAGTTGCTTGGTCAGCGAAATCGTTTCGCCGCGCAATTCGCGCCGCACGGCCTCTGGCATGCGCGACAGGCGCACGATCGCTTTCGACGCGTCGACCTGCACGCTGATCATGTGCTGTCGCCGCTGCCCGACAAGCCACCAGGCGAATCAGGCGTCTGATTGCCGACCGGGCCCTCCGGGTTGTTCAGATTGTCCATCATGCCGAGATTGAACTGCGGCGTGACGCGGTCGCTGTTCTGCTCTTGCGTCTCCTTGTCGGCCTGGCTGATCCCGCCGGCGTAAGGCATGGCGCCGAAGATCGCGGCCTTCTCGTCGAGCTCGTTGGCGAGCGCCATGTAGCGCGTCGCTTGGATCGAATAGTTCGTCTTCAACTGGCCGCCGCCAGGCGACGAGGTGACGACGTCGGCCTTGCGGCCGAATTGCGCGGCGAGCATCCGCGCGCACTCGGCCGCCGGTCCGTAGACGCCGGGGCGCAGCGTCAGGGCGAAATTGATTTCCTCGTCGCCCATCTGCTGATCGGTCGCGATGACGTCGCCGATCAGGCGTCGCACCTGATCCTTCGGCGTCGTCGCCAGCGTTGCGATATTGTACGACCAGGTCATCGCGCTTACTCAACCGTCGCCAGCTTTGGCCGCCCCTGCGCCTCAATGTCGACGCGCAGCGTCGTATTGCCGGCGTAGGTCCCGGTCGTCGTGTATTTGACGCGCCATTGCGAGCCGACGATCCCGTCCTGCGCCGTATTGGCGGCGAGCGCGCCGTCGCTCGGCGTCACCTGCGTCGTCTCAGGCGTCAGCGACGACAGGTTGACGATCTTGCGCGCCGACGACGTCGTCAGCGAGAAGTTCGCCACGTCGGTCCACGTCGCGCCGCCGTCGAGCGTCGTCTGGACCCATGCGTTCATGGTCGTCCCGCCGCTGCCCCAAGTGAAGTTGCATTGCAGCGCGACGGAGATCGGTTTCGAGTCGAATTTGACGACCGGCGTCGTCAGCGCAGTGACCGCCGTCGTGATGCCGACGTTGGCGAGAATCGTCATGGCGTGCGTCCTCGTTAAGCCGCTTCAACGAACGAGACGCCGGCGCGCGTTCGACAGCGCGCCGGTCGTCGCCGGCGATCAGTTATAGGCGTAGACGGCGACGCCGAACAATTCGACGAGGTTCGCCGTGCCGACGGTCGACTGGCCGGTGATCTTGGCGACGATCGCCGCGCTGTCTGGCTCGCAGCCCATCAGGCCGTTGATGGTGCGCGCCAGCGTGCCGCCGACGAAATCGAGCTGCGCATAGCCCGATTGGATGTTCGCCGCCGCCTTCCAGATATTAGCCGTGATCTGCCACAAGCCCGTCTGCGTCGTCGTCGCGACAACCGGCTGCACGATCGACGATCCGAAATACATGCGCGCCGTCTTGGTCGCCGAGGTCGCCGCGATGTTGCCCCACGCCTGAAACTCGAGGTTGCGGCCGGCGACGTCGAACAGGTTGGCCGGCAGCGACATGGTCAGCAGCGTGTCCTCGGTCGTGTCGGCGCCGTTGCCGAACTGCGAGAAGGTCGAAGGGATCGACCCGCCCGACAGCGTCGAGCCCGACGCGACGGCGTGCGACGCCGGCGCGCTGGAAGCCGCGATGGCGAAGGTGTTGCCGCCGGTGCCTGGCGTCTTCTGGACGGCGTTAAGCGTCGAACCATTGACGCCCCAAGACAACTGCGACACCTGGCCGTCCGCCGACGCCTGCAGGTTGGCGAGCAAGGAAGCAAGCGTCGCCGCCAGCGAGCCGCCGATGTTCGTCTGATTGCCCGTCGCGCCCGACGTCACGAAGGTCCACGTCGACGAACCGATCGTCAGCGTCGAGCTGGCGGCCGGGTTGGCGGAGAACGCCCACGAACCGGCGGCGGCCGCGGCGATGGCGGCGAAGATGCAGCCGCCGCCGGCGGCCTGCGCCGCCGAGTTGCCGATCTGAGCCAGCCAGGATTTGGAGACAGTGCCCTTGCCTTTGGCCCTGTCAGTGTAGCCCGTCGACGGGCCAGCGATTAAACCGGGCATTGCGGAAGCCTTTCAGGTGTGAGGAATGGCGCCGCTCGCGTCAGCGGGCGGCGAGCGCGACGGCGTCCTCGCGCGTCAACGGCTCGGCGTTGAGCTTGCGCCCTTCGATGACGTCGTAATAGCCGCGGCCGAGGTGGATCAGGTGGCGATCGGCCGGTTCGGTCGGCGCGGCGATCGGCGCGCCGGTGTCGATCGGAAAGACCTCGATCTTGCCGCTCGAGATCAGCGTGCGCCGGTTGCTGATCGGCATTTTCATGATCGCCTCGCGCGACAAGCGCTCGCCGGCTTTAGTGCGCCGATCGCCGATGTTGAAGCCAAGGCGGACGAAGCCGCCGCCGATTTGTTCGTCGCGAAGCATCGCGTCCTCCATTGTCGTTTCGCCGACACGCCGCCGCGGCGCCGAAGCGCCGCGACGTCGAAACATCCTTACTGCACGATGCCACTGAAGAAGGCGCCGAGCGTTGCGCCGACGACCTCCATGTCGAACGCCATTTCGACCTCGTCGCGGATCGTGCCGACGCCGAGCCAATTCATCGGGATTTGCGCGGCGCGGACGCCGAGCGTGTTGAGGCCGGTGAAGCCGCTCCACCCGAAGGTGTAGCCGGCCGAGGCGATCATCAGCCCCGGTTCGTCGGCGGCGTGGCAGAGCAGCGCGTTCTTGCCGACGATGAAGTTGTAGACGCCGGCCAGACCTTCGGCCGCCGAGTTATAGACTGCCTTGGCGACGATGCACTTGTCGACGTCGAACATCGCCGCCAGCATCGCCGGCGTCACGCTCTTGGCGTCGGGCTGGCTCGTATACTTGATGCGGTCGATGACGAGCGGATGCTTGCGCAACGCCTGATAGACCGGCCACGCGAGGACGAGGCGGTTCGGCATGTGGCCGGTCGCCTGCAGGATCGCGGTCTGCTGGGTTTCAATGTCGGTGAACGGGTCGCCGTTCGCGTCATCGTTCCAATAGGCCGGCGTGCCCGAGCCCGGCGTGCCGCCGGCGGTTCCGACAATGTCGGAGCCGGTCGACGTGCCGGTCCACAGGCCGGTCGTCATGAACTTCTGCGCGAAGATGCGGTCGCGCTTGATCAGCATCTTCTGCATCAGCACGCGCGTCGTCGTCACGTCGAGGTCGATCGCCGGGTCGGCGTTGGCGCGCACCTGCGGGCCAATGTCTTTGTGCAGCGCGTAGACTTCGGCCGTGTACTTCTGGGTCGTCAGCTTGTAGCCGCTGCCGGCCGATTCGACGGCGTCGGCGCGAAGCTGCGCCTCGTCGCGGAAGAAGTCGTCCTTGTTCCAGACGAAATACTGATCCGTCTGGTGCTCGACCGGGACCATCGGAAAGACCTGGTCGGCGATATAGGCGTCCTGCTCTTGCAGGTAAGCGACGGACACGTTCGTCAGTGCGGCCGATACGTGGACGTCCTGTAATACGGGTTGCGGCATAACGAGGCTCCTTCGAAGGGAGGTCCGACGTCATCGCGACGTTGGCGGCGACCTTGCCCAAGGGTCGTTTTGATGCACGTGCCGGAGCGGGCCGCAACCGGCGGCGGGCCGCGCGACGGAGCGCGGCCGCGCGATTGGCTTAGGTCAAGACCTTGTTCGACGAGCCGAACAGGTAGACGGCCGCGACCTGATACTGCACGCCGGTCTCGATCGCGTAGCCGATCTGGGCGTAGGCGCTGCCCGAGGACCAATTGACGACGCTGCCCGTCGCGTCGACCATGATCGGCGAGCCCGCCGTCACGCCGGCGCTGCCGACAATCGCCTTGCTGACGCCCTGCAGGCCGACGTCGGCGGCTTCGCCGAGCGCCGGCTTGTTCTGCAGGATGCCGTAAATCTGCTGGCCGGCGGCAGAAGCGAGCACGCTGGTGCGCCCGGCCGAGGTCAGCATGACGGCGAGGAACTGCATCGAACCGCCGTCGCCGAGACCGCCGGCGCCGTTCGAGTAATTGGCGGCCGCAACCGTCTGTGCGCCGTCGTGGTTGAGATAGCCTTCGGTCGCCATAGCGACTTCCTTTCGTTTGTGAGGGAGACGCGCCGGCGGCGCTTATCGTCGCCGGCGCCGCTCTGAGAGAGCGTGCGCCGCGTCAGGCGGCGGCGCGATTGCGCTTGGCGATCTCTTCGGCGTCATAGCGCTTCTTGAGCGTCGCGTTGGCCGGGTCGGTGTAGGCTTTGGTCCACGCCTGCTCGGGCGTCATCTTGCCGCCCTTGGTGAGCGCGCCGGCGCGCAGCTCGTCGGCCTTGGCCTGCAGATCGCCGGCCGCCGTCCCGTCGCCCGCCGCCGGCTTGTTGCTGCCGAGTTCCTTCATCAGCGAGCTTTCGTCGCGCAGCTTGGTCAGGCCCTTGATCAGCTTTTCGAGCTCGACGCGCGCCGGCGCGGCGATCGCCGCGTCGCTGCTGTAGGCTTTGCGCAGGATTTCGCCCTGCGACTCGACCAAGCCGAGGTCGACGGCGCGCTTGGCGAACGTCGCGATCTCGTCCTTCTCGCGCAGCCCTTTGAGGATTTCGCGATCGGCGGCGGCGTCGGCGAGCGCCTTCTGAATGGCGGCCGGCAGGCGCTTCTCGATCGGGTTGTCCTTCATGTGCTGATCGCGCTCGCCGGGCGACTTGGCCGCGAACTTCTCGCGTTCCTCTTCGGTCATTTCGGCGTCGTCCATGTACTTCTTATGGTCCTCCGCCATCTTGAGGATCGCGATCTCGCGCAACGCTTTGGCGAGCGCCTTCTCGGTCTCTTCGGCCCTCTTCTTCTCGGCCTCGCGCTCGGCCTTTTCCTTTTCCTTGCGCTTGACCTCCGCCTCGTCGGCGGCCTTCTTTTCGGCTTCCGTCATGTTGCTGCACTCCTTCGCAATGTCCGCCGCCAGGGCGTCGACGACCTCGCTCGGAATGACCTCGGCGAGGAACTTCTTGAAGGCGTCGACCTCCGCGGCGACAGCGTCGGCCTTTCCGACGATCGACGCGTCAGCGCCGATCGCTGCGACGCTTGCCTTCAGCGCGTCGCCAGCCGCGACGAGCAGTGCTGCCGCCTCGGCCTTCGAAACCCAATCATCCGGCAACATATCGGTCGCCCCGAGTCGCGCCGCCTGGCGCTTGATGTGCGCTTTGGTCGCCGCCTTGTCCTTGGCGCGCCCGAACGCTTGGATTGCGTCGTGCAGGTCTTCCTTCGTCTCGATCGGATAGCCGCCGCCCGGCATCGCGTGGCCTTTGGCCTCAAGCTCTTTGCGCTCGGCGTCTGAAAACTCGCGCTTGAGGTAAGCGTCGATCGCCGCCTCGCGCGCCGCGTCTCGCTTCATCAGCATGATCCTCACTCCTTCGCCCGCGCCGCGATCGACGCTCGACACTTCATCGATCTTGAGATTGACCAGCCGCTTCGCCATCGCTCGCGCTCCCTCACAGATCGACGCGCTTGCCGCGCCCGCCGATCGAGAATTCGGGCAGGTCGCCGCGCTTATGCGCCGCCCAGACGTCAGGATCGTCGATATGGAAACCGACCCACCATCCGACCTGGCCGAGGTCGACGCCGAGCGCCGCCTGCTTTTCGCGCGTGAAGACCATCGATTCGATCAGGCGACCCGTGCCTTTCTCAAGGTGCATGAAGCCGTGATCGCGCGCGTGCAGCACGTAGTCGTAAGCGGCCTTCTCGAGGTCGGCCGGCATGATGACGTCGCCCTGCTTGTCGACGATCAGCGCGCCGTTTTCTTCGACCACGCTCGCCCACCCGAAAATCTCATGCCGATCGGGATCGGCCTTGGCGACGTGAAACGTCGCTTCGATTTCAAATCGCTTGGCTGTCGCGCCGCACTCGGCGCCGAGCGCGCAGGCGAGGTCGTGGAGCGATTGCGCGACGTCGGCGTCGAGCGTGTAGCCGCCATCGGCGCCTTTGCCGAAACCCGGTTGCTGCGTCTTGCCCGGCTCTTCGACCATCGCCGCCGCTGTCGGCTTGGTGATCGGCAGGACGCGCATGGCGCCTGGCGCGGCGTTCATCGCCGGCGCGGCGGGGATCTTGCGGCCGCCGACGTTCTCGCTGTCGCCGACGATGGCGCCGAACTTCGGGCGCTTCTTCTTGCCCTCGCCCGCCGACGACACATGGACGTCGCCCGCCGTCATGTCTTTGAACAGCGCGCCGATGCGATCGGAGAAGGTCATTGCGGCCCCAACATGTCAACGTTCGTGCGAATTTTCAACGTGCACTGACAGCGCGGATGCTCGGGCGGCGCGTGGAAATCGCCGTCAGAGCATTCGAACTGCGCGTCGAGCGGAATGCCGTCAGCCGACATGTCCGCGCATTCGTCGCAGGCGTCCTCTTCGCGATCGCCCGGCGCGACGAGCCAGTATTGCTTGACCGCTTCGGCCGGGATGACGCCGCGGTCGATCGCTTGCGCATAGGAAGCTTGCAAGCCGGCGTTGACGGCGCGCGACGTCTCGGTCTGCGCGATCGTGTCGGCGCGGTAAGCGATCAGGCGGTCGGCGTAGGCGTCAACGAGGTCGCTGATCTGCGCGTCCGACAACGGCGACCCGCTGTCGATCGCCGATGCGACCATGTCGTCGAAAGAGGCGTCGCGCAGCTTCGGATCGAGCGCGGCGGCGTTGAGGTTCGCCAGCGCCGATTGGTAGTTCATCAGCGCCTGCGCCTGCTGATCGTTGAGGCCGACGACGTTGAGAATGTCGGCGGCGATGGCGGACGGATCCTCGCCCGCCTTGACGCCGTCAATGATCGCCTGGAAGACGACCTGGCGCGCATCGTCCGACAGCGCCGTGATCAACGCGTCCTGCCACTCCTGCACTTCGTCCAGCACGCCTTGATCGAACAGGTCGAAGGCGAAGGCGTCTTGCGGCGGATCGTAAGGCGCCGTCGTGTCCTTCCTGACGCGCGACGCCAGCGCCTGGCCGATCGCCTTGGCGCCGATGGCGGCGGCGCGATTGAAGGCGTCGACGACCGGCGCATAAGCTTCCCGCACGCGCTCGCGCAGCGACCCAAGGTCCAGATGCTCAAGCGCGCCATGCGCATTGCCGGCCTTGACGTCGGCGACGAGCTTGTCGCGATCGATCGACGCGCGCAGCCGCCGCAATGCCTCCGCAAAGCTCGCCTTCGTCTTGACGCGAGCGGCGCGACGGATGCGAACAAGCGGATCATCAGGCCGCTGGAAGCGGCTAGCGGGCCGCAGTCGTTTCAGCATCGCCGGCGCTGTCGCGCATCCCGCCCCAATGCGGCTCATAGCCTTTCGACGCGAGCCAGGCGAGCAGTTCGTCGCCGTGCGCTTCGAGCAGGACCGCCATCAGCGACTTGCCGTTCGTCGCCGTGGCGTAGCCGCCGGCGCCATGTTCGTCGGCGCCATAGACCTCCGCGCCGATCGCGTAGCCGGCCTCGAGGCGCGCCGCGAGCCCTTCGCGCGTCTCAGACAGGTGGCGGACCTTGCGGCCGTCGGGCGTGAAGACTTCAAAAACCCGCATGTCTCGTCCTCCGCTTGCGCACGTTCAGCCGCGCGCCCTTGAACAATCGATCCGTCCTGTCGCCTGAGTTGGCGATCGCGGCGGCAAACGACTCGAGCAGCCGCTTGGTCGCCTCGTTCTCCGGGCCGCCGCCGGTCGCGTCCGCCGACTCGGCCTCTGACAATTCGCCGCCGAGTTCTTCCGGCAGGCCGGCGACGGCGCGCAGGTAGCCTTGCAGGCCGACGTCAGGGAACAACGGCATCCCGGCTTGCGCCAGGCGCAGCACGTAGTT